GGCGGATTGGTTGCCCATATTGTTTGTCGAATCTGGAACGTGGGGTGACCCACACAGCCGCCGCCAACGACCGCTACACCCAGTTATTGGCGCTATCCCGCATGGGGGCCAACAGGGACGAGGCAGCGCGGTCGGTGGGGCTTACCATCAAGGGGCTGGAGGGGTTGCTCTGGCGGCGGTTGGGGTCGGGGGTTTGGCCGGTTGTTTTTGATAGGGAGAGTTGAGATGACGATTAGCAAGAACTGGGAAGACATGTCGCTTACTGAACTTGAGCAGGAGCGCGCATATTGGGAGGCACAGATGGCTTCCACTACGAGTTGGGGCGCAGGTTATGGTGCGGCAGACGGGTTTCGACGTAGCTGCATTGCCTGGATCGCGCGTCGTAAACTCGAAGACATTCCGCGGTAACAAAAAATCCGGGGAGCGGGAGCTTAGGGAGAAGCCGCTCAACCCGGATCATTGGCGCCAGTGCGGAGATGAAACGCTGCCTGACGCTGGACATATACCGTGGGTAGGCGTACATTGGCAATAGGGAGATTTGAGATGGTATTCGGACCTGAGATTAAAGTTGATGGGAAGCGGCCTGAGTGGCTTGGTGACTACAAAGGGCCGTTGGGTTATTCGAGAGGAGCCGATAGTTGGTACGGGCCATGCGAAGAAGACCCGGATTTTTGGACTGAAGTTGATATTGTGAACGGAAGAGGTTGGAATAGCGTTTGCGCCATCCGTCTTCCCGCCAACCATCCCCACTACCAGCAGAACGCCCCCACCCCAGATGAGCGGGCTGTGGCGCTGGTGAAAAGACTGGCGAGCCTTTCGCCGGATCATCTGCCGCGCGCTTTCGAGTTTGCTCCAATTCAGGACGAAGCCCGCGCGATCGTTGCCGCTTTGGAGCCGGTGGATCCTGATGTTTTGGAAGCCCGCAACATAGAGGCGCAGATTTGCCGTCGTTCTGATCTTGAAGACGAAGCGCAAAAGGTTGAGAAGGGTGAGCTTGATGACCGCCCCGGAATGGTTGGTGTTCTCGCCGCCATCAAGCGCGGTCGCCAACTCGAAAAGGAGGGCAAGTGATGTTTGGCATCGGCGTCCTTTGTTTCTATTTTGCTTATCGAATCCTCAAATTCAGGAAAAATCATGCGTAAGATCCTAGTAACAGTCGCCATCCTCTTCGTTGCCGCCCCCACCACGGCCAAGGATCTCCACTGCACGCCTAAGGGGGGCTGCTCCGACCAGATCCGTGTGCCGTGGTGATCTGGCGTCACATGCAGCGCGGTTTTGGCTACACGCTCGGCAGCAGACTCGCCCACTTGATGCTTCGGGCGTTTGGGGTTAGATGATAGAGATGGATAACGCTGAAAATACAGCATCTGATCAGCACAAGCGGGTTGTTGGCGTTCCGTTCAAGCCGGGGCAGTCCGGCAACCCCGCTGGTCGCCCCAAAGGTGCCCGTTCGCGTCTTGGCGAAGCATTCATTGACGCTCTGCTAGATGACTGGAACAAGAACGGTGTGCAGGCGATAATTGACATGCGGGATGAAAAGCCCGCTGATTACGTCAAAGTCATCGCGTCTATCTTGCCGAAAGAACTTAGCGGTCCTGATGGCGAGTCGCTTGCTGTTCCTAGCCGTATCGAGATGGTTCCGGTCTCACCAAAGTGACTACAGCCCAGATCGAGATGCCGGAAATACTTGTGCCGGTGTTTACGGGTGAGGCTGATGTTCGTGGCGCATACGGCGGCAGAGGCTCAGGCAAGACCCGAACATTTGCGAAGATGTCCGCTGTTCGTGCTTTGATGTGGGCACAGGCTGGCGATGAGGGCATGATCCTTTGTTGCCGCCAGTTTATGAACTCGCTGTCAGACTCATCGCTGGAGGAAATCAAAGCAGCCATTCGGGAAACTGACTGGCTGGTTCCTCATTTCGACATTGGCGAGAAGTATATCAGGACCAAAGACGGGCGCATCTCGTATTCGTTCGCTGGCCTCGATCGCAACATTGACAGCATCAAGTCCAAAGCGCGCATCAAGCTTGCGTGGGTGGACGAAGCTGAGCCGGTGACTGATGAGGCTTGGACGAAGCTTATCCCAACGCTGCGTGAGGCAGACTCAGAGCTTTGGCTTACGTGGAATAGGGAGCGTGAGGAAAGCGCAACCAACAAGCGCTTCGGTAATACTAACGATCCACGCATCAAGATTGCGGAGATTAACTGGAAATCCAACCCCTGGTTCCCCGACATCCTAGATCGCGTCCGCCTCCGCGACAAAGAAGAACGCCCGCACCTCTACGATCACATCTGGGAAGGCGACTTCATCCGCGTGGTCGAGGGCGCGTACTTCGCCAAGCATTTGACCAAGGCGCGCGAGGAAGGCCGCATTGGCATGGTGGCAGAGGATCCCAACCTGATCGTGCGCCTGTTCGCTGACATCGGCGGTACGGGTGCCAAGGCGGATAACTTCGTGTTCTGGGCAGCGCAGTTCGTGGGCACCGAGATACGCTGGGTCAATCACTACGAGTGCCAGGGGCAGCCGGTATCGGCGCATCTGAACTGGATCCGCTCGCAGGGCTACACCACGGACCGTTGCAAGATCTGGTTGCCACATGACGGTGACACGCAGGAGAAGGTTTTCGACACGTCCTATCGCAAGGCGTTGGAGGATGCTGGCTACGGTGTGGAGGTCGTACCTAACCAGGGCAAGGGCGCAGCGATGCAGCGTGTCGAGAAGGGCCGTCAGTTGTTTCCACGCATGCGGTTCGATGAGGTGAAGTGCGCGGCAGGACTGAAGGCGCTTGGCTGGTATCATGAGAAGCGCGACGACCAGCGCGGCATAGGTCTGGGGCCGAACCACGATTGGTCCTCGCATTCTGCCGATGCTTGGGGTACAGGTTGTGTTGCTTATGAAGAACCGCGTAAAGCTGTTAAGTTGGATCTAAGTCGATTGACGCGAGGTATTTACTGATGGCGAACGAGGCACCTAACGAGCGCAACTACCAGCTTGCCAAGGCCATGCGTCACAACGACCGTGCGGCTTTTGATGCGTTGGGCGGTGATGCCAAGACGTGGGACAAGTTCTACCCTCTGCTGAACAAGGCTGCGGCATAATGGCTCTACAAGATCCCGATCGCGTCGAAGGCTGGACCGAAGACGAGATGCTGCCCGAGACCGGCGTAGACATGCGCGAACTGGTCGATGCGCTGCGTCGTGAGGCAGAGTCGGCAGAGTCCGAGTGGGATCGTGTGCGCCAGTATCAGGACGCGGCTCGCAAGTTCTACGAGGCCAAGCCGTTCGGTAACGAGGTCGACGGACGCAGCCAGATCGTTTTGCCTGACGTGCAGGAGACGATCGACTACATGGTGCCGTCTGTCTTGCGCACGTTCGTCAGCGGGGATCGCATTGTCGAGTTCGAAGCGACGGACGAGGCTGACGAGGCTGCGGCTGACGAGGCCACGGCGGCGGTTGGCTACAGCTTCATGCGCCAGCAGGACGGCTACCGGGTGCTGCATGACTGGCTGATGTGCGGGCTGCTGGAGAAGTATGGCGTCACCAAGACGACGGTGGCCAACGAAGAACGCGTGATGCGTGAGCGCGTGACCATCTCTGACCCTGTGGAGCTTGAAGGGTTCCAGGGCGAGGTTGAGGATGCCGAGGACAACGGCGATGGTACGTACACGTTGTCGCTGAAGTCCGAAACCAAGATCAAACGGTTCCTCGACGAGACCATTCCCGCCGAAGAGTTCCGCTATTCCGCACGCGCTCGCCATGAGGACGAGGCGGACTATCTGGCGCACGTGTCGGTCAAGACTCGCTCGGATCTGGTCGACATGGGGTTCGATCGCGAGCAGGCGTATTCCGTGCCTGTGTATTCGTCCTTGCCACGTGACAAGGTTGATGGCGACTATTACGAGCCGGACCCTGAGAGCACGACCGCGCTACAGATGGTCGAACTGCGCGAGGAATATGCTCGCATCGACATGGATGGCGACGGCATTGCAGAGCGCGTCAAGGTGTTCCGGGTCGAAAACGAAATCATGCGATGGGCTGACGGTGAGGACGCTATCGAGGTCGTCGACGAACAGCCGTTCTCGCTGTTCACGCCGTTCCCGCGTCCGCATCGTCTGGTGGGCTACTCGCTGGCCGACAAGGTCATGGACATCCAGCTTGGCCGGTCAATGATCGCGCGGCAGTTGTTCGATGGCATGGTGCAGGCGAACATGCCGCGCCCGATCGTATCGACGCGCTCGATGGACGAGAACACGATTGACGATCTGTTGTCGCCTATCGCGGGCGCGCCTATCCGTGTGGCTGACATCAACGGTGTGCAGCCGTACCAGACATCGTTCGATGTGGGCAAGTCGCTGACCGTCATGGAGTGGATGACCGGCGAGCGTGAATCACGCACGGGTATCACGCGGCTTAATCAGGGCCTTGACGCCGATGCGCTGAACAAGACCGCGACGGGCACTGCCATGATGCAGGCGCAGGGTCAGCAGCAGGAAGAGTTCATTGCGCGGAACTTCGCTGAAGCGTTCTCCAGGCTGATGGCGAAGAAGTATCGCCTGATGAAGCGTGAGGGTGATCCGTTCAAGATCAAGGTCGATGGCCAGTATAAGCAGGTAGACCCCTCCAAGTGGCCTGACGACGTCAATCTGGCCATCCGGGTGGGATTGGGCACGGGCAACAAGGACAAGCGCGTTGCGGCCCGCATGGCCATGATTCCTGTGTTGCAGGACGGTACGGCTATCGGTGAGGTTTCGCCCAAGCAGCGGTTTAACTTCGTTGATGGGTTGGTGCGGGATCTGGGGATTGGTCAGGGCGATCAGTTTTGGAAAAACCCGGATACGCCGCCTAATCCTAACGAGCCTCCAGAACAGGAGCAGCCGGATCCTGAGGCGATGGCAGCGCAGGCTGAGGCACAGCGCGAACAGCAGAAGATGGAGTTTGAGCAGCAGAAGGCAGTTGCCCAGCTTGAAGAAAGCAAGGCACAGTCCGAGGCCAAGATCCAGCTTATGCGCGAGGAAGCTGCTGCCAAGCTAGAGCTTGAGGACCGCAAGTCGGCGGCTGAGGCTGAAATGAACATGCAGCGTATGCAGTTCGAGCAGGCGATGGCTATGCGGCAGTTGGAGTTTAGCGAGCGCATGGCAGAGCGTAAGGCTGCGAGCGATGCCCAGGCGGCTGAGGCTAAGCTTAGTGTTAATCGTCCCGGTGGCGACCTTGACAAGTGATGCCAACTAGCGGACTATCAATCCACGGCCTCTAACCTGAGAGGGGGTGATCGCGGTTTCGGGCGTGAGTTTACTCTAGAGGGATATTTGAGATGATTAGGTACCTAGACGGCAAGGTCGAAGTCGAATCACTAGATTCTTTTTGGTTGGATTTGGGAGGCTCTGACGGGCTTTTCTCGTTCGACCGGGAAGATTTCACCAAACTGCGTGACGCCATCGACCAAGCCCTCAACACCAGCGCCGAAGAACTGGAGGCCTCCGGTGAGTGAGGCAACTAGCGCGGCTGTAATCATGACCAGCTATGATGAGATGGCTATCAGTTATGGCATTCCTTTCGGGGATAATGCCGTAACGTTCGATCGTGAGATGCTTGAGACGCTTTACAATCTCATTGGCGGCGCACTGGCAAAAACGCCAGACGATTTCGAGCGCATGTCATGGTGCGCCGCTATGGAGCGTAAAGCTTGGGAAGACGCTAACGGCGATGTTCCCAAATACAGGTCGTTGAAGGCTGAGTATCGGAAGGCTTCTTTGTGACCGAAGAAATGGAACTCCGCCTCTGGGCAGTCCAGAGCGCTATCGAGATGGGTGCTGAACTAAAAGATCTGTACAAGGTCGCGGATGAGATGGTTGACTATGTGACTGGCGTGTCTGAGGGCAAGCATGATGCTCCTTGACCGCTTCATGGCATGGCTGGGATACGTTCCCCTCACGCCCCGCCCCCTGCCGCGCATCCACAACGGCGCCGATGCTGTTGCTCGTGGCATGCGTTACGACAGCTTCTACAACGAGGAAGACGGCCTGCGCGACATGATTACGTCGTTGCGGCAGGACTATTTCCAGAAGATGGGCGAGTTGAAGCCTAACGACCTAGACGGACTTCGCGCGCTCGGCATGGCAGACCGCATTGCCCGTGAGATTGAGCGCAAGGTGCAGTCGGTGATTGAAACCGGGCGCATCCGTGGCAATGAGCGGCATGTTAGGGACGTTGCTAGCATTCGATAGGGAGATGTTGAGATGGATGAATTACCAATTGAACAAAGCGCGTATCTCAGCAAGGGAAGCGCGACTTTACATAGTCTGACAAACGTGGCGTATGATACGCCGGGTTGGCATGTTTTGGAGTTGGTTAGAAAGGGTCTGTGGGCTAAACTTAGCGTTAAACCGGATGAGCACGGTTACAACGTCGCAACTTATGGTCCTATTGCAACTGCATCGGCCTTAGTGTAATTCTCAACCACTGCACTATCGCAGTAGAGGAAATGCAATGGCCCATCTGGACACAGAAGCCGGCGATTTCGGGGATGACCTGGATAGCGCGGCAGCAGCGATTAGCGGATTGAACCTTGGGGAAGATGAGCCCAAGGATGAAGATGACGAAGTTTCCGAGCCGACGGATGAGGACGATCTAGACCTCACTGACGACGAAGAAGACGGTCAGGACGACGACGAGGACGAACCGGACGACAGCCCGGCCATCGACGCTCCCGTAAGCCTGACTGCCGAAGAAAAGGCGAAGTTTGCGGCCCTTCCCAAAGAAGCGCAGCAGTACGTAGCCGATCTGGAGAGCCGTAGGGCAATTCAGGTCCAGACGGCAACTACGAAGGCATCCGAGGCCCAGCGCATGCATGAGCAGAGCGCAGCCAGAGCCGACGCACAGGCCAAGGCCGTATACGCACAGCAGCTCAAGGCTATTGGGGACACTCTCGCCCCCCAGATGCCCGACCCGCAGTTGGCGCAGTACGACCCAGCGGCCTACATTGCCCAGAAAGCGCAGTACGATGTCGCCAAGGCTCAGCATGACGAGTTCATGCAGCAGGCGGAATCGCTCGGCACTGATGCTGGTCAGGCTATGACGCAGGCTGAAATCCAGCAGCGCGATAGTGAACTGATGGCGATCCCCGAGGTGGCAAACGAAGCTACTCGGGAGGAATGGTTTAAGAAGGCACTAGGCGCCGCCGATGTGCTGGGACTGGATCGTAGCCAGATGGATCACGCAACCGCCGCTGAACTGAAAGCACTGCGCAAGGTAGCGGACTGGCAGGAGAAAGCCGAAAAGTACGATGCCGCAACGGCTCGTCAGATGCAGCGCGTTCGTGATGGCAAGAAGACGCGGACCACCAAGCCCAACGCAGCCCAGCCCAGCAGCGCGGAAGGTCGAGGGTATCGCGAGTCACGCGAGCGGTTGAACAAGAGCGGCGACGTCAAGGACGCCGCCAAGGCAATCGCAGCACTCGGATTGTAATCAAGCAGCCAACGTCGTGAGACAGTAGGCGCTCCCTTAGTAGGACATAACATGGCAGTTCCATCGAATACCATTCAGACCATGAGCCGCGTGGGCAACCGCGAGGATCTTTCGGACATCATCTCGAACATCTCCCCAACCGAAACCCCGTTCGTGACCGCAATCGGTCGTGAGAAGGCTGAGGCGGTTTATACCGAGTGGCAGACTGACGCGCTGGTTTCGGCCAATGCGAACAACAAGGCTGTCCAGGGCGACGACCTCTCGAACGAGAACCGCCCCGCAACGACCCGTCTGGGCAACTACACCCAGATCTTCACCAAGGTTATCGGCACGTCGACCACGCAGCAGGCTGTCAAGGCAGCAGGCCGCGCGAATGAGCATGCGTACCAGATTGCCAAGGCAGGCCGCGAAATCAAGCGCGACCGTGAAGCACGTTACACCGGCAACTTCGCAGCAGTCCCGCCGACG